TTCGCCTTTGCGCTTTCCGCGCCGATACGTTGCCGGACTGCCGTCCTTTTCCTTGATCGGCTCATAAGTGGTTTTCCCGACGGGCGTGCGCTTGATGACCTTTCGCAGGAAACGCGCCGTGATCTCACCAAGACAGTCCTCATAGAACCGTTGGCGCTCTGCAGGTGTCGCGACTTGTTTCAGCTTCGCTTGAAATGCTTTCAGCTCGCGTGTGTCAATCTTTGCCATTATGGATGCTCCTCCCACCGCGTCAGTGGAATCTCTTGATGCGATTCGTAGACCGCAGGGATGCCCGCACAGGAAAATCGCATCGTGCGCCCGCGCTGCGTAACAACGATACGACTGCCGGGCTTGATGTCAATATCAGGCGCGGTAAAGAGCATGATCGTCTGTGCGGTGCTGTCCACCGTGTCTGACCGCCCCGCAGGGGTGATGGTCTTATAGCTGACACGGCAGGGCACATCCTGCGCAGCTGCCGACCAAACGAGCGCGGTGATGTTCTTCGCGTTCTTCTCCTTGCGCGCCTCCTCAACGGTCATTCTGCCGTCATAGAGATGCTCTACCGCACGCTTTACCAGCGAAATTTTCGGTAGCATGAGAGATCACGCTCCCTTGTAAGCACCTGCACGAGCGCATCATACCGCTGTTCGGGCGTTGTCCCGCCGATCTCAACGGTCGTATCCCCTTCGCGGATGGACTTTACGACGTCAAGCCCGTCCGCAGCGAGAATCACGCCCTTTTGCAGGGCGAGGAATTTGCCCGCCGTCAGTTCGTCAAGTATCGCCCGCAGCCCCTCGGGGATCTCCGCCACGTTGCAGTCATTCTTGATGTGCTGCTCAACGTCGCTGTAGATATACGAGAGGACGGGCAGGTCAATATCCTGCACCTCGTAGCCGACGGATGCCTTAATCAGCATCCGAACATCGGCAAGCATTACTTGCCGCCCTTCTTGTCACCGTCGGAGGCGTTCTTGTCGCCGTCCTCATCGGCAGCACTCGTTACGGGGGCTTCTTCGGGCAGAGCCTCCACGCGAAAGCCCTGCTCCTTTAGGCGTTCTGCCTGCGCCTCAGTGGCGGCGTACTGCACCTCGTTGAGCCGAATTAGTCGCTCCATGATGTACCTCCTTATGCGCCGATGTTCGTCCAGACGCCCGCGAGCTTATTCGTCGGGATCCAGATATCGTGGAATTTGCGATAGTCGAGCTTCCATGCGTCCGCCTTCTGGTTCACATCCGGCGCGAAAATGCGCACCTTGTCCGTCTTGGAGATCGCAATCGGCGCACGCCGCGAGATGATGATCCAGTTGATGGACTTCGCCGCCGTGTCTGCCTTGAAGCCGCCCGCTTCCTGCCCCGTGGTCTTACCGTCTGCAAAGACATATGCTGTCTTCATGCGCAGGGACGGCACAGAGAAAATCGGAATCTCGTTGTAGGTCTTGACCTTTGTGTTGATTTCCCCCGCCTTGAACTGCGTCACGTCAAGACGCCGCTCGATGTTTTTCACGTTGTTGAGCACCGTGCGGATCGGCGTCGCCATGAGGATCACCAGCTGCTCTGTCTCGCCGATGGCATCCTGCAGGTCGGTGATCTCCTTGTCAAGCTGCGCAAGGATATTCGTCTCGCTCGGCGTGAATCCGTCCGTCGTGCGGTGCGCGTTCTTCGCGAGCGCGGCGATGCGGCTGTAGCGGTACGCATCCACCTCGGGAACGACCTGCAGCCGCTGGAACTCGCCCATGACCGTCCCTGCCGAGGCGATAAAGTTGCTCTCATCTACATCCATGGAGTCGAGCTGGAACGTGCGGCCGCGATCCTGCGTCAGCTTGTAGTCATCGTAGGAGAGCGTCACAGAGCCCTGGTTAAATCCCTCGTCGCGGTCATAGCGTGCCATGCCCGTGGTCGAGATGCGCGGCATACGCACCGTGTCACCGCCGTTATACTTCACGTTCACGGCGTTGCTCTCCATCCAGCCCGATGTCGCCTCGATGCCCATCTGCTTGTCGAGCGACTGCTGGAAAATCTTTGCCATCTCAAG